TGAAATGAGTTTTGGTTTATAATCATTTTGTATTAAAGATATTCCGTAATATCCTTCATTGTTTCCTTCATCTGTCCATACAGTTGCTTTAAGCGCATAATGTGATTCATTTAAATATTCTTTAATTTCTTTCATATCATCAGGGGTTAATTCTTTTCCTACAGAAATTTTCCATTTTTGATATTCTCTCAATAATACAGAATTTAAAATTTTTCCGCAATCAGAAAATTGACATACTTGAAATATAAATGTTTCAACAAAGGAATTAACTTGTGTTTTTTTATATTCAACAGACTTCAATTTAATACCCAAATATCCATGGTTTCCTTGAATACGTTTAGGTTTAAATCTTGTATCCATATAATTTTTTAACGCATGAAATACTTCTTTTGAAGGTTTTGCTTGACTCCATAATCGATATCTTCCTTCAATATTTACAGATAACTCTTCTACATCAGGTCTAACAATACAAATACTATTTACAAATTCATTAAATTTTTTATTTAATTCATCTTCTGGTAATAAGACATTTTGATAAACAGATTGATTTTCTGAATTAACGTTCTGAATTATGATTTCTTTATTTTCTAATTTTTCTCTCAACTCATTTATTTCAATTGCTCTTTTCTCAAATAATAATTTAATTGATTGTAGCTGTTCTTTAAGGTCTTTATTTTCATTTTGTAATTCTTCATTTTCTTTCATTATTCTATTAAAATTATCTATGCTATATGTTTTTGAATGAATAATATCTTTAATAAACTTGTTTAATTTTTCTATAGTAAAGTTAGTAGCATCATAAGCAATAATTTCTGTTTTATTTTTACCATTAACTTCAATGCTACGAATTTGTCTTTTAATTTTAGGATATGTCTTAATAAGATTTTCTATTTCTACCTTATTTTGAACCCGAAACGCATTTACTAAAATAAAATTAGTATATTTTTTTCTATGGTCTAATATCCTGGTGCCTAAATCGTTAGTATGGCCAAATTTAATTAATTTTTCTTCTTGTTCATTTGTATTATCTATAGTTCCAAAATAAATGCACTCTGTATTTACTGGAAACTGAATAATAATTGCTTGTTCTACTGCTCGTAGTTTTTCTTTTTTTAAGACTATTTTTTCTTGTTCTTTTTCTAAAATAATATTATCTTTTTGTTCCAATTGAAGTTTTAATTCATTTGTTTCTTCTTCTACTATTTCATGTAAGGTTTCTTCAAGTTTCATATAATATTCATGAATTTCTGATGCCTTTTTTGTTTGTGCTTTTAAACATAATGATTTAAAACATTTAATGGTTAAAAGTATAGTTTGTTTGTTTTGACCGCCATGTTTTTCTTTCTCTAAACTCGCTCCTGAAAGTTCAGGAGCAAGATTTTTATAATCTGTATCTATCTTAAAATTTTTTTCCAATAAATACTTTACGTTGTATTTTTGATTAAATCCTAACCATTTCCATACATCATCTAAATTAACTACAAAATCAATATTTTTATCATAATTCAAATAGCAGTAAAAACTACTTACGAATAATTGTTGTTCAAAACTGGAAAATTTTTCTTTGAGTTTATTTAATAATTTATTATTATATGTACTTGAAAGCCTTGTGATAGGGTTCTTTTCAATAAGTTCAACTATATTTAACTCTTGCATCTTATTATACTATATATTATAAGATACTCTTTAAGTATTTATTTGCTTTTATTAATAAAAGCAATAATTATAAAAGCAAAATTCAAATTAATAAAATACTTTTTACCACTTATTCGCCTTCTTCACGCTAATTTTAGGACCAGCTCCTCGTTTCTTAACATTATTAGGGTCATATTTTTCTTCTTCATCGTCATCATTAAGATTTTTAGACAATTCCCAGAATTCTTTTGAACCTAATCTGAAGTCGTTATGATTATCAGCTTTATACCAAAATACTTGGTCATGTAATTTGTTTGATTTTGAGTTGTTATTTATAACAAGACATTCATAATTTTCAGTGCATTGGTCCATTACCTGACAAAAGCTCTCAAAAGTTGGAAACATTCCGGCATAATTTTCATAGATTCGTCTTCTATTTGCTATATAATTTTCTCTCAAAATGAAGACGTAATCAATGTTAGTTCGGAGCGTCGGAGGTATACCTAAAGGATATTGCATTGTGATGACTAACATCACCTTCCAGTGTCTTCCGTTCATAAATAAAAGACGCATCAATTTATCGCGCGACCATGTGTTGTCATATAGACAATCATCTAATATAACAAATGCTCGTGGGTCTATTGTGCTACGTTTATATGTTTCCATTTCTTTTTTTATTTGTTTTAATACTGTTCTTTGTCTCTTTAAAATGTTCTCAATAATAGCTGTATTATATTCATTATGTACAAACAATTTTGGAACCATTTTTTCATAAAAACCATTTCCTTCTTCTGTGCCAGATATTACTGTCCCAATAGGAATATCTTGTTGATAATATAATAAATCTCTTACCAAAAATGATTTACCTGTATCACGTTTACCGATTAAAACTACTACAGGTCCCTTATTCTCATTTGGTTTAAAACTAATACTTTTCATATCAAACTTTTTAAGTTCTAAAGTCATTATTATTAGTTTTAGAAATTATTTTTTTATATTTTTTACGCAATATATTTCATATTAGGTCTTTTTTAAAGATTTAATTATTAATTAAAATAATAATAAGTTAAAAACACATATAATTTATATATTAATTAGCTAATAATGATAAACCTGAATTATCAAAAAAGAAAGAACACTGAACTTTTCAAAAGTTTAGAAACACCTGAATCACTTTTTCTCTCGAATGCACAAAATTATATACCAATTTATAATAAATTTTTTTCTTTAAATGAATCTAATTACAACAGTATTAATTTAAATAATAAATGGTATATTTCAAGTGTAAATGACAAAAACAATGATGATGATCATTTATTTACATGTCGTATAAAAAATATTAACACAAATAAAGTAAAAGAAAAAGAAGTGTTTTTTAAAATGGCACCCCTTTTAGACCCATATAAATTTTTAATTGGAAAATATAATATTCATGACCCTAATACTTTTAATTTACCTAAACTGGATTCTAATGAACCAGAGATAAATTCAAAAATATTAGATATTAATAATTCTGCCTATGTTGATGGGTTTTTTTTATTTTTGACAAGTAATTTAATTCATACTCATAATTTTATTCATAGTGTAGATTATTATGGGTCTTATTTAGCTATTAAAAACAACTTTTCATTAAATATATTTGATGATATTGATTATTTAAATAATTCTGATTTTTTTAATAAAAATAAAAATGTATTATTTACAGTAGACAATTATGAACATTTGTTTCAAAATGATAGTAATAAATTGAAACCAATATTGATTCATAATTCAAGCGTTAAATCCAGACTTTCCGTTAATTCATTGAATAATGATATTTTTGAAGATATTTTTGACGATATTTTTTATGAAGATAAAACAACAATAGATTTAAGTGTCCTTAAAGATATATCTTTTGAATTAGAAGATATTACTTCTTCTAATTTATTTGAAAAAAATGATAATAAAAATGTTACACTTAAATCAAACTCAACATGTTCTTCAAGGTCATCTCATACTTGTGATGAAGATATAGAAGAAAATTGTGAAGATTGCAATGAAAAATTGGAAGAAAAATCAAAAAATTCAACTAATAATAGTGAAAATAATGATAGTAATGAAAATGAAAGCGAAGAAGAAGACTCTATTGAAGAAGAAAGAATAAACGCAATCATACCTAAATTTCCTGTCCAAGTCATTGGAATGGAATATTGTGAAAATACTTTAGATGATTTAATTTTATCAGAAGATTTACAACCTAATGAATGGTATTCTGCTTTAATGCAAATTATTATGATACTTATAACATATCAAAAGGCCTTTAATTTTACACACAACGACCTTCATACCAACAATATTATGTATAATGAAACAGATAAAAAATTTATTTATTACTGCTATAAAAAGAAACATTATAAAGTCCCAACTTATGGAAGAATTTTTAAAATTATCGATTTTGGTAGAAGTATTTATAAATTTAATGGTAACACATTTTGCAGCGATAGTTTTAAAAATGACGGAGATGCAGCAACACAATATAATATAGAACCTTATTTTAATGATAAAAAACCAAGATTAGAACCAAACTTTAGTTTCGATTTATGTAGATTAGCATGTTCTATTTTTGATTATATGGTTGAAGATATTGATGAAATCAAAGATTTAAATAAATGTAATGACCCAGTTAAACGTTTAATTGTTGAATGGTGTTTAGATGATAAAGGTATTAATATGTTATACAAAAACAATGGAACAGATAGGTATCCTGATTTTAAATTGTATAAAATGATAGCAAGGTGTGTTCATAACCATACACCACAAGCTCAATTAGATAGACCAGAATTCAATGCATTTTCAAAATTTAAAGGAGAAATTCCATCTGACATAATTAATATTGATAATATACAAAGCTATATTTGAAAAAATTTAGGTTATAATTATATTTTTTTTAACTAATTCATAATACTATTATATTTATATATATTATGAATTCTTTTGGTTTTATAATAACAAGACATGTTAATTCTGAATCAACAAATAAATATTGGAATCATTCTCTAAAATGCTTACGAACATTATATCCTTTTAAAAAAATTATTATAATAGATGATAATAGTAATTATAATTTTGTAAAGGCTGATTTCAACTATAAAAATATTGAGATTATACAATCAGAATTTAAAGGTAGAGGTGAATTATTACCATATTATTATTTCTTAAAAAATAAGTTTTTCGATAATGCAGTTATTTTACACGATAGTGTTTTTTTCCATAAAAGAGTTAATTTTGAAAAATTTTTAGGTCTAAAAGTTATTCCTCTTTGGTTTTTTTATCCTGATAAAGAAAATGTAATAAATACCTTACGTATATCTAATAATTTATCTAATTCATTATCAATTCAACAAAAAATTACCTTAAATGATAGTCTTATTGGATTACCACATTTAAAATGGTATGGGTGTTTCGGTGGTCAAAGTTTTATAAACCATAATTTTTTAGTGGAAATAGAAGCTAAATATAGAATAACAAATTTGGTATCTGCAGTTAAATGTAGAGATGATAGATGCTCATTAGAGAGAATTTTAGGCTGTATATTTTTTACTGAAAATCAAAAAATTCTTAATAAAAAATCTATATTTGGTGATATTATGAAGTATCAAAAATGGGGTTACTCATATGATAATTATCGTGAAGATTTTAAAAATAAAAAAATTCCAAGAGTAGTAGTAAAAGTTTGGACAGGAAGATAAATATTTAAAAATCCGGGTTATCAGTAAAAACAGGGGTTGATTTAGAATTATCTCCACCATTTTGAATAGTAGATTTCAATTGTTCAATTATAAAATAACCAATAATAACACTAAAATAAACTACAAGAGCATCACGGATTAATACCTTGAGAGGTTTACTCTCTTTTTCAATATATCTCATTTCAATAAATTTTGCAATCAAAAAAATTACTGATATTATTGCTGATATAACAAATATATTTTCCATTTAAAATACTAAAGCATATTCTTATTGTTTTTTTAACGCAATTAATCTAAAATCTCAATATCATCTATTAATAAATCAGGTAATAAATCAAATTTTGGCTCTTCAATATTATGTACATCTAAAAAATCTAAATTTACAGGTTGGTCACTAATAGATATTCTAATATTGTCATCATCATCATCCATTGAATCAGACTTTCTTTCATTTGCCCTCATTTCGCTTATTTTTTCCAGACGTTCAATATTTTTAGGCGCTACAATTGAACTAACTTTACCGTCACCACCAGAAATATAATCAATATCATTAAAACTTAATTTATTATTTTTTTTAGAATTATCAATAACATTATTACTATTGTAATTATTAATATCATCTTGATATTGTTGTAAATCTTGGGGTATATTTAATTTCATATTACTATTTTGGATAGGTTCATCAATAATATATTCTTTAATTTCTTCAACAACATCTTCTTCGACAGTTTCATCCATATAAGCTTTTAATATTGCCTCTATAGGGATGCTCTCTCTTAATGTATTTAATATAGCTTCTTGAATAATAATCTCAAGTTCTCTGTGATTTTTTTGCAGTTGAAGTGGTGGAACTACATTTTCAAATAAATACACATTTTTATATACTTTTCTTGCTGCATTTATATAACATTTATGTATAAAATCATCTAATTTTGGAATATTTATATCTATTTTTTTTTGTTTTTGACCAACACGCATTGCTGTTAATATTTTTAATTGAATAATATGAACACATGTAACTAAATCATCTAAATAATTACAACCAGATTTATCACAAATCCGTTTTCTCTCGGTTTCAATAATAGATGAGTTCCATTTTGGAACACGTGAAATTAAATTTTGAAATGTCATTAAATATTTATTCATTTCACCATTTTCTTTACAAAGTTTAATTGCTTCATCTAAAATTGATTTATAACCATCTATTATCATAGGGGTTAAAATTGTAACTAATCTCGACGACCATTCATTTCGAGATTCATGAAGTGAACTAACATTAAAATCATCCATTTACATAAAACTTATATTTTCTAAAGACAGTTCTGAACTTAAAAAGATAAAATTTAAAATAAATAAAATCAATAATTTTTCATTTCTAAATTCTTTTCTAACACGGTTAAAACAAACTAAAAGCTCATATCTTTTTTCAACTGTAATTATATTATCCAAAAATTTTTGATTTTCTAATATATTTAAAATATCTATTCCACTATAACTTTTTTCATATAATTTAACACATATATCCATTAAATCATTTAAGCTTGTTTTTTTATTTACATTTTTTGTTAATTCTTTTTTTAACCAATCTTGTCTTTGAATTTTATTATCTTTCATTTTAAACACTTCATTCAAATTATATTTATATAAATTAATTATATTTCCATTTACTAAAGGTTCTGGAACATAAATTTCACAAAAACGTGATAAAATAGGTTTCATTAAATTATATTTGTCTTCCGCAATAATAAAAAATCGAGTATTATGACTAAAAAGTTCAATACATCTACGTAATGCAGATTGTGCATCAATAGTTAGTTTATCTGCATTTAAAAGAACAATACTTTTAAATGTATTTCCACCATTTGAATTAATATGAGTTTTTGCAAAAAATTTTAATTCTTCTCTTATGAATTTTATTCCTTTACCATGTGAACAATTTACATACATTACAAATGATTTAATTTTCTCTCTATCATTATTATAAATTTTATGAATAAATTCATTTACAATAGTTCTTTTTCCACATCCTGATGGTCCATGAAAAATAATATTTGGAATTTTATGTATAGAATGAAAGTATTCTAATTTTTCTTTTATATTTTGATGAATACTTAATATCATTTAGATGCTACTATATTTAAAAAAGTGTTTTTATATTTTAATAGAACGTATTTAATAAAATATAATAAAAATTTTTTTTTTATTTGATTTTTTATTTGATTTTTTATTTGATTTTTTAATTTTTAATTTATTTTTTTATTTAATTTTTTTTTTGCTGTTTTTTTATTTAATTTTTTTTTTGCTGTTTTTTTATTTAATTTTTTTTTTGCTGTTTTTTTCTTATATTTACCACCCATCGAAATGGCTGCATAATTTGGAACACTTCCTATTGAAGTCAAATTACTTGGTAAAAAATTACTTCTTACTTGTGTGTTATATTGTCCAGATGGCAATGTTAGATTTACATCTTTACCCAAATTATTATTACCCAAATCATTACCTATAATAGAAGACGCTAAAGATATATTTCTCGTAAATGCATTATCACTTGGTTTATAATCAAAATCATTATCTATTATTGCTTCTTGAATTAATTCTTCAGTAACGGGTTGATTATTATATACAAATATTGGATTTTTATCAGTATGAAGAGAAGTTCCAAGAGCTAAATTAATTGCCATACCACCAGCTATTTTTGCTTTTGCCATATAATAACCATAATAAGCTGTATCCACTGCATGATGAATATAGTAATTGAAATCTTGAATATTTCCACCTGAAATTATTTTATAAAAAACTTCTAGTGTATTAAGTCCAGGAGGCATAGGTGCTCCTTCTAATTGAAACCAACTTACAACTTCTCCATTTTTATATTCGAATGAACCAGATAAAAGATGTAAATATGCATCGCCAAATAAATCTGTACTACGCATTTGCATAATTCCTGTTGCATTTTTAGCATGAGTTGAAATTCCACCATAACTTAACATGTTTGTAGAAGTGTAATTATAAATTGAGCCTCCATCTTCTACAACAAAATTACCTCCTCTTAAGGCTTCTAGTAAATGTGGTGTAGGAACTTTTTTAACCAAAAAATTTGTCACTGTAGTAGAATAATCTCCATAAGCTGCTGCGTTTACTCTCATTAATTCAAGTGATTCTTTAAACATATCTTTTATAAATTCACTTGCTTTTGAACTATCAGTATCATCAGTATTAAGTAATTTATCTTCTAAATCTGATAAAATTTTTTCAGCACTTTCTGAATCTAATAATCCTTTGTTTACATATTTTTCATTTACTAATTTGTTAAATTCTCTAAACATATCTTCTAAAAATTCTCTGTTAGACATTTTGGTATATGAATGAGTTTTAAGTATATGAGAAGTTCCACTTGATGCTATTGGTGTTATAGAAGCAATAATAAATATTAAAAACATATAATTCATATATTTACGTGTATCTTGCGTATTACAGTCTTTATATTTTGTTTCATCAAAAGGTAAATTTGTATAACAAAGACTTTTTGGAAGTTCTTCTTCAATATTATCCCAATATTGTCCTAAAATATTTTTATTAGGTTTTTTTAGAGTTAATTGATTATTTAATACATCTTCTTTATCAATTTCACACCATTTTTTTTTACTAAAAGTTCCTTTTTTTGGATTATTACATAGATAACCTTTTTCTGTTTTATATTTGTAACATGAAGATTTACATTCTTTACCATTTTCATTTTGATTCATATTTTCATCTACCAAACCATCTTGATAATTAGTTGAATCCTGAAACATTTTTATATATAATGTTATTAAAATAATATAATTTTTGTGTTCTAAAAATTTTTAAATATTTTTTATTATATAGTTTAATAAAGCTTTATAATACAATTCATATGATAAATTTGGAGCAAGATTTTCTTTTTTCATTGTAACAGAACAACCACCTGTTTCTAATAATGAAACATCAAAATTATTTATTTTGTAATGTAATGCTTTATGAATAATTTTTTCAATAATTTTTTCACGTCCTGGTTTTACATGTAGATGTAAAGAAAATTTACTCGGATGTAATCCAAAAAAAACACATGTTTCAATTATATATTCAAAATCTTCTACTTCCAAACTACCACATGTATCTGATAAACATAAAAATTCCACATTCATTTTGTTTAAAAGTAATAATCGGTTTACTATAAAATCATTATCTATCTTGCCTTCAATAGGACACTCACTAATACAAGATACATATAATTTAATATTTGACTTAACTCTTCTATATTTATTTTCATCAAGTTCATACATCATTTTATACAAATCTTGGTCCGTTTCTGTTAAAGACATTTTTGTATTTTTTAATTGAAAACTATTTGAAACAGAAGTAATAAATGAAAAATTATTTATAGATTCATTATTAATTACTTCTTGAAGTTTTGCATAATTTGGAATGAGTATAAAACATTCTGGTTGTTGTTGTTGGTCTATTTCTGTTTTAACAGAAACATTTTGTTCTTTAATATAATTAAAAAACTCAAGTGTATCTTCAAATATTGGTAAAACTTTTTTTGAAACTATAGAACCTATCTCTATTTTTTTTGGATTATGTATAACAACAATTTCATTATATAAGTCTTTTTTATTTTTAAAAGTAAAATCAATCTGTTGTTCTTTTGATAAACCTTGCAACCCATCTCTCAAAGTAACATCAAATAATTGAGGAGGTCCTAATTTATTGTAAAAAATTTTAAAGTTATTATTTATAGCAAATAATTTTTCTAAATTTCTCATAGATTGTGGATATTTATATTTTGTTAACATTTATAATTAATTAATTAATTTAAATTTTAACCTTTAAGTTAATTATTATAATTTATTTTTATTTATTATACAGATGTAGTAAGAGAATGTGTATAAGGATTATTTTTAAATGCTGTTAAAATATCAGGATTAATACGGTCACACCCGGCGCATTCATTGTATTACTGG